GATAAAGGTACTATGAATATGTTTGATATCAGATATCAGTTAAGACTAAATGATCTCTATGACTTTTCAGACATTTCTATTATATACTATCAACAGGTATTGTGGCAATTAGATTTACTTGATATGATTTTGGTGGGTGAAAAGCCTATTGAGTTTAATGTAAATCAAGATAGAATTTATATTAATATGGATTGGGATAATGATATTAATGTTGATGATTATATTATTTTTGAAGTTTTCCGAAGAATTAATCCATCAGAATTTACACAAGCCTATAATGATTTCTGGTTAAAGAGATATGCAACTGCTCTTATAAAGAAACAGTGGGGAGAGAACCTTATTAAATTTCAAGGAGTAACTATGTTGGGTGGGGTCACGATGAACGGCGAAACCATATACAACGAAGCTAAAGAAGAAATTGCAACTCTAGAAGAACAGGGTAGATTGACATTTGAAACTCCTGTTGATTTTGATATTGGATAATTAAATGAGTACTAATGTATTTTTCTCAAGAGGTACGCCTAATGAGCAACACCTCTACGAAGATTTAGCCATTGAAGCCATACAGATATATGGACATGATGTGTTCTATATCCCACGGACTCTCGTAAATAAAGACGAGCTGTTTGGTGAAGATGCATTGTCACGATTTGATGATGCCTATGGTATAGAGATGTGGATGGAAACTCAAGAAGGCTATGAGGGAGAGAAAGAATTAATTTCTAGATTTGGTTTAGAAATTAGAGATGAAACAACTTTTGTCGTTTCTCGTAGACGATGGGATAATACTGTAAGTAGTGATGCAAATTTAATTGTGAATACTCGGCCTGATGAGGGCGACTTAATCTATATGCCTACAGTAAAGAAACTGTTTGAAATAAGTTTTGTAGACCATGATGATCCTTTTTATCAGGTAGATAATCTGCCTGTATATAAATTGTATTGTAGAACTTTTGAGTACTCAAGTGAAGTACTCGACACAGGCATTTATGCCATTGATGATATTGAAACTAAGAGAAGTACAGATGCTCTTGAGTATGAATTCTCACTTGAGAATCAAGTTGCATTTAATGAAAGAATTGGTCAAGAGTGGGGTACTATATACGATCAGAATCCATTACCGACTCCATGGCCGCCTCTAGAGTCTAATATTATTCTTGAGAGTTCAACAGTTGGCAGTACTGATTACTACCTTGCTGAAACAGATGAGGCAGGCTTGTCAATTCTTACAGAAGATTCAGATGCTTACTATACATTCTTTATTATTAATGAAGATTATAGATTATCAACAATAGACACACAATCGGAGAACGAATGGTTTGAAGATAGAGCAACAGGCGTAATAGGTGATGCTGTTCTAGACTTTACAGAAAGTAATCCATTTGGTGATCCTACGGAGAGTATGTAATGTTAGGACAATATTTTTATAACGAATCATTAAGAAAAACTATCATAGCGTTTGGTAGTTTGTTTAATGATATCTATATTACACGAAAGACTGCGGCTGGAGTAGAAGCTCAAACACTTAAAGTTCCTTTGGCCTATGGTCCAAAGCAAAAGTTTATGGTGCGTTTAGATGCTGATCCTAATTTGGATCAAAAAGTAGCAATCACATTACCTAGAATTGGTTTTGAAATTTCTGGCTTTGATTATGATCCAACACGAAAATTGAATCGTATAATTAAACGAAAGAAGGTATCAAATACAGCAGACAAGGTTTTAAAGCAGATGAGTACTCAATATACTCCTGTACCTTATAATGTGAATTTTGAATTATTTGTTATGACAAAAAATAGTGATGATGGTATACAGATAGTAGAACAGATACTACCTTTTTTCCAACCAGAATATACAGTTACTATTAATGAAGTGCCTGAGATGGCTGTTATACGGGATGTTCCTATTGTGCTAAATAGTATTGGATATGAAGATACTTATACAGGTAGTTTTACAGAACGTAGAGCTATAATCTATACGTTTAATTTTGTAGCTAAGGCTTATGTATATGGGCCAGTTACTACTTCTAAACCAATTACAAAAACAGAAGCTACTGCATATGCAGACTTGCAAGATAAGGCGCCGCCTAGAGTGGCTAGAGTTACACAACAGGCAGTTGGTACGCCTGATGCAGATGATAATTTTGGATTTAATGAAACAGTAAGTGAGTGGATTGATGGTTAATATTGATAAGAAAATAGATGATGCCTTGGGAATAACACAAACTATAACAGAAGAATTAATACACCCCAAACCTATTGCCAAACCTCTTGTACCGAGGCCTGACGACACTTTAGATCATGCTGATGCAGATTATAAGTATAGTCGTGAAAACTTCTACAACCTCGTTGAGCGAGGTCAGGACGCAATAGATGGTATACTTGAGGTTGCCAAAGAGGGTGAACACCCTAGAGCGTATGAAGTTGTTGGTCAGTTGATTAAAAACGTGGCTGAAGTTACTGAAAAGTTAGCAGACTTACAGGAGAAGATGAAGAAACTTAAAGAAGTTCCTGATCATGCTCCTAAGAATGTTACTAATGCATTGTTTATTGGTTCGACAAAAGAATTACAAAACCTTTTAAAAGATAAGAGTAATGGATCTACGGACAAATTACAAGGGTAATCCAAATCTAAAGCCTGCTGCAGTTACACATTCATATGATGAAGCACAGATTGCAGAGTTTATAAAGTGTCAGAAAAATCCTGCATACTTTATAGAAAACTATGTAAATATTGTCAGTATTGATGAAGGCTTAATCCCATTTAAACTCTACGATTTCCAAAAGGAAATGGTAGGGACTTTTCATAGCAATCGTTTTACTATCTGTAAATTGCCGAGGCAGTCAGGCAAATCAACTACGATTATATCATATCTTATTCACTATGTCATTTTTAATGAGGCGGTGAATGTAGCTATTCTTGCTAACAAGGCCGCAACGGCAAGAGACTTGTTGGGAAGATTTCAACTTGCATACGAGCACCTACCAGAATGGATGCAACAGGGTGTGATGAACTGGAACAAAGGTTCCTTGGAGTTGGAGAATGGATCCAAAATCATTGCTGCTTCTACTAGTGCGTCTGCTGTTCGGGGTGGGTCTTATAATATTATATTTCTCGATGAATTTGCATTTATACCTAGTAATATAGCTGAACAGTTTTTTAGTTCTGTGTATCCTACTATTACTGCTGGTCAGACATCGAAGGTGATTATCGTGTCTACACCACATGGTATGAATATGTTTTATAAGATGTGGACAGAAGCTGTAAATGAAAAGAGTGAGTTTGTTCCTATTGAAGTACATTGGAGAGAGGTGCCTGGTAGAGATGATGCTTGGAAAGAACAGACTGTAAGAAATACAAGTGAACAACAATTTCTACAAGAGTTTGAGTGCTCGTTTCTTGGTTCTATTAATACTCTCATATCACCTACTAAAATTCAAGAGATACCTCATGCAGACCCCATAGAATCTAATGCTGGTTTTGATGTGCATGAAAAACCTAAAAAGGATGCGATGTATTGTATATGTGTAGATGTGGCTAGGGGTGGGTCTAATGATTATTCGGCTTTTACTGTAATTGATATTTCAACAGTACCATACCGATTAGTAGCTAAGTATAGAAACAATGAAATTAGACCGATGGTGTTTCCTGAAATCATTTATAATATAGCGAAAGCTTATAATGACGCTTATATTTTAGTAGAGATTAATGATATAGGTGGTCAGATAGCTGATGCATTACATTATGATTTAGAATACGAAAATATTATAATGAGTCAAATGCGAGGGAGAGCTGGTCAGGTAATAGGTAGTGGGTTTGGTGATGGTAAAAGTGATTTAGGAATTAGAACCACTAAGGCAGTAAAGAAGGTGGGGTGTTCTAACCTTAAACAACTTATAGAATCTGATAAGTTACTCGTCGAAGATTTTGATATCATAGTAGAGCTCTCTAATTTTGTTCAGAAAGGAGCTTCATTTGAAGCTGATGAAGGAGCTACGGATGATTTGGTAATGTGTCTAGTATTCTTTTCGTGGTTGTCTAACCAACCATACTTTAAAGAATTGACTGATGAAGATGTACGACATCGTTTGTTTGAAAGCCAAAAGAAAGCTATCGAACAAGATATGTCGCCGTTTGGTTTTATAGATGATGGGGTAAATTATACAGAGACAAGCCCCTTTACAGATGTAGATGGAGATTATTGGGTACCTACTGATGCACCAGACTTCTTTGACGAAGAACGATATTAAAGAAGATTCTATTACTTGGGGTGGGTTAGCTCTTATAGAATTCTTGGTGTCTGAACGACACAACATAGGAAAAAAATTTAAGACCAGTTTAGATATTGGTTCTGGTGATGGTGTACATAGTGAGATAATGAGACACGCCGGACTTAAAGT